CATCGACGTTAACAGGCCCGTTTGGTCCTGGTAACGCCGCGTATTCATTCCCTCGCGCGCGCCTTCGTCGACGGCGCGCGCTACGCCGCGGCGTACCGCGTTGGAGAGTCTAACGAGCGCACGATCGTATTCCTCTTCGAACCGATCGAGCTCGTCCCAAGTCGTCGTGACGGCGAGCAATCAATACGCCCCCCAGTTATCACTAAACCGCGGTTTGGGCTCGGGACAAGTCGGGTCGCCGCTAGAAACGTGCGTGCCTTCGTTGGCCGGCGCGGGCTCTTCTCGCGTGCCTAGATTCGCCTCGCCGAAACGAATCTTTTTAATGTCCTTGGCGGCCTGCTCTAGCATCTTGAACCCGTCGACGCGAATAATCTCCGGGTGCCGCTGGGCTAGATAGGCGTGCGCCACGTCCAAGGAAATCCTTACGATCTCCTCGGCCGAGTCTTCGGGAAGCTTACTCAGATCGTAAACTGGCCCGATGTTACCGCGGACCCAAGAGCTCGCGTCCCGACAAACGCGTTCGATTGCCTCGGGATCCGCTTTGCCTGAGCCGGGCGCGCGTAAAATCCGATCGACGATAATTTCGCCGACCCGATCGTTAAGTTGCTTTGCCGTAATGAACGGCTCGGAGGCCGTCGCCACTAGCTAAGCCTCTCAGACGAATTCGAGCGATCCGTTTTCGCGACCGCGCTCGGCCATTTCCGGCTCTTGCCAGAAGGCTCGGCCAGGCTGGACCGCCTCGCCACGAACGAGATTAATCGTCTTGGCGACGCAAAGCTTCCAGCCATCGGCCGGCGCTTTCTGCCGCGCGGCCTCCGAGAAATCCGCCTTAAGCTTGGCGACCTGCTCGGGCGTCGCCTCGTTCAGAAACTCGACCATCTTCGGCCGATCTTCTTTGGCGAGACCGAGCTTAAACGCGACCGAAACCAAAGAATTGATTTCGTCGCCGGTCAGACCGGCCGGCTTGGGCTTGTATTTCTTGACCTTGGCCGTGGCTTTGTCGGCCGCGTCTTGCGCCGCCTTGGCCGCGGCATCCGCCTTGGCCTTGGCCGCGTCGGCCTCGGCCTTGGCCCTGGCCGCGTCGGCCTGCTCGGCCTCGGCCTTGGCAAGCCTTTCGGCTCGCTTGGCCTCGTCTTCCGCCGCCCGCGCCGCCTCGGCGGCCTTGCGCTTTTCGTCTAGCTCGCGTTGCGCTTTCGCGCGCTCTTCGAGCGCGTCGATCGCCAGAGGCTCGCTAGGCTTTTCTTTTTCGCTCATGGCTCACCTAAGGATTAGGTCTTGACGTCTGAGATCAAGAACGAAGTGTCACCGGCCACGACCTTATGATCTTCGGAGACCGTGATCTTTTCGTGGATTGCACCGCGCTTGCCCTCGTGCCCGGTCCACTGGGTAACGTAAGGGTCTCCGCTGAGCCGGAAGGTAGAGCCGAAGTGCGCCGATCGCGTGGTCGGACGACTCGAAACCGCAAGAATCGAGAAGAAGTCCGTCGACCACATGCGCGAATAGCTCGCGGTCTGGCCTTCGTTGGCCGTATCTTCTCGCGCCTCGGCGATTAGAACCTCGTCCAGGCCGAGGTAATTCGCGAGACGCTGAGTCGAAACGAGCCCGTCGGAAACGTTCTTGAACAGATCCCGAATTGCCGGGTTGTTGATGATGCACGTATTCCAGTTATCGAGCGTAGTAACGCCGATAAGCCGGGTATTGCCGCTCCGACCGCGCCAAAGCGCCGCCTTGGCTGCGAGAATGTCGGTGATAATAGTTCCGCCAGTGCCGGCCGTGTCCCACTTCGTACCGGCGCCCGCCGTGTTACCGGCGTAATTGCTCGACGCCTGCACGATCGTTGCGATGCGTTTCTCTTCGTTAAAGAGAATACCTTCCATGACCTGCTCGGTCATGTCTAGCAGCTCGTTAAGCGGCGCGTCTTGGTTCTGGATCATGTCGATATCGACAAAACCCTGGAGACCGTAATCGACGACCGAGTAGTTAGCGAACGAACGCCCGGCGTCGACCTCGTTAGCCTCGCCGCGGAAACCGATCGTATCCTCCGGAAACGCGAGGCGCTCGCGCTTGGGATAGGTCGCGTACTTGTCGCTTCGCTTGCTTACCGTGACATACGGCATGAGACGCGAACCGATGTAAGCATCGTTCGCGTACATGAGCGAGAACGTCGAAACCAGCGAATCGACGTGCACGAGATTCGGCGTAACCGCCTTCTCGAGCGCAGACATATTGTCTGAACGCGGCCGATACTTCGGATTTGCCAGACCTTTGATAAAGTCCTGGTTCGCCTTAACGGCCTTGACTTGATCCTCCGGCGTCTTGCCGTCGAGCATGTTTCGAATTTCGGCGGCGAACTTTTCGAAACGGAGGCCCGCTTTGGTGCGCCCGTTCAACGAAGACGCCGAATCGGCCGCGGTAGGATAGAAAACGGTCATTTGCTTTTTGCCTTCTAAGGGTAAAGTTCGTTAAGCCGATTACTCGGTTAGCCAGCTACGGCACAGCATGACGCCGACCAAGTCGCCGAGCGATCCGCTCTGGCGGAAGATGCCGATCACGTTTGCGGCCGCGGGCGTGGCAACGTCGGGGGTCGCCGAGGTCACGCCGTCGGAGACCACCTTAGCGAACTTGCCGCGCACGGCGCCGCCGGTACCGACCTTGACGGCTACAGTCGGGCCGAACATTCCGACCGTCACCCGATCGCCGGCCGTGCCTGCCGTCACGGCGCCGTTACCGCCGATCGCGAGCACGACGCCGATCGCGTCGACGCCGTCGGTCGTCTTCTGGCACTCGTTATCGGCGTTGCCGTCCTTGACGACGTCGCCGACCGCGACGGTTTGCGAGGTCTCGACGGTCAAGACCTCGAAAGAAACGTTTTCGTACTTGCGATTTGCTCGCGTTGCCATATCTCAGAATTCCCTTTGAAGAATTATCGAGCGTCGACGCGTGCGAGCGCCGCCTTAACCAATTCCGCGCCGCCGTCTTGGCGGGCGTCGTTTTCGTTTTCGACCGGCTCGGGCGGCAATTCGACGTCGGAAACGTCCTTGCCTTCGACCGTGACGGGAGCCGTGATAGTCAGATCCGGACGACTCTCGAGCAGCTTGCAAATGCGCTCGATACCGACCTCGCTAACGAGCTTGTCGAGCTCGGCGCGCTCGGACGGAGCGAACTTTTTGCCCTGCAAAGAGTCGAGCTTGATCTTTGCGCTCGAGCCCTTAAGCGCCGTGTTTTCGGCGTTCGCGGCGTCGAGATCGCTCTTGAGCTTGGCGCTAATCGACTTCTCGTCGGAGAGCTCTTTTTCCAGCGTCTTAACGCGATCGTTGGCGGTCGCGAGCTGAGTTTCCGCGAGCTTTTGGCTAACCTGAGCGTCGCTGAGTGCCTTATATTCGGCTTCGTTCATTTGATTCTCGTGTGGTGAAACGACGACGGCCGAGGGCTCGGCGTCTTTTGCTTTGATCGCGAGGCGGCTTAGTTGCGCGCGCTCTGCTTCGATCGACTTGGCGACGGCGTCCGGATTCGAGGGAATCGGGACTACGCTAATTTCTCGGAGCTCGTTATCGCCTAAGCGAAACAGGGTCCGCCCGTCCCGCGTTTCTTCGGTAACTCGGCCGGGCCGAAACCCGACGCTAACAGCCCGGAGCGTTCCGGACTCGAACATGCGAAAGATTCGATCCGCTAAAACGTTCGTTTCGGCGGTCTCGAAAAACAGGCGCGCGACGAGCTCGCCGCCCTTGACCGTAACGCTCTTGGCGTGGCCGATCGGGAGCAAGTCTTCGGCACGAACGAGACCGAGGCTAAATCGGTTGTGGTGCCAAAGGACTACGGGATTTTTCTTGTAGCGCTTTAGATCCCAATCCTGCTCGAGAATGTCGCCGTGTGCGTCGAGCGTATCGGTCGAGGCTACGACGTCGACCGTTCGCGCGTCTTTGTCGACACTTCGAACGGCGATATCGAGCGATCGGCGTAAAACGCCGTCCCACTCGTCCCCGAGCTCATGCTGTGCGGCTTCGTTTCCCATGCCTTAAGCGGCTTTCTTCGGGGGCTTTTTCTTCGCCGCTTCGGGCTCGTCGGCGTCGTCTTCGTTGTCATTCGCGGCCGCGGGATCGAGACGCTCTAGGACCTCTTCGCCCTCTTTCGGCTCGGGTGCGCCGAGCTCGTCGCGGACCCACTTAGCCGGTAGCCTCGTGCCGGCGTTGACGGCGGCCGCTACGGCTTGCGCGAATTTCAATTGGTCTACGGCTTCGTCGGTCGCGAAGACCGGAACCGGAAACCTCAGATTATCGCCGATGTTCAGAGCGACGGCGGGAATAAAGAGCTGGGCGAAAAGCGTTGACGCGACGGCGACGGCGTCCATTTCTCGAATGTCAGAACGGACCTTGTCGCGCGTTTCGGTCGAAGCTCGATCGCCGTTTGGCCCCGGCTCGATCGTCGTCGTAACGCCGGTTACCGCTTTGCTGACCTCGCGACCGACGAGCTCGAATAGCTCGCGGTGCGTGCTCGAGCCGCCGGTACCGGGGGCCATGTTCTTAGGCCACTCGACCTCTAGATCGACCGTGTCCGGGATTGCTCCGACGCCTTGCGAGCCGATTTGCTCTAGGACGTTTACTAGTCCTTGAATATCGGCCTCGGTCGCGCCCTTCTTGAACTTACCGATTCGCCAGGGCTTCCAACCGATCTCGCCGAGCGCGATCCAATCCTTGAACGTCCAATTTCGAAAAAGCGCCGACCAGCAAAGAACCCTGATCAGCCCCTCGCGCGCCGGAACGTCGCCGATAATCCGGCGTTGAATCTGAACGATTCGGCCGGGGTTCTCGGCGAGAAGATCGATCCCGTCTATGTCCCCCTCGCGCCGCGCGTATCTAAGCGCGCCGTTTTCGCGCGAGAAAATGAAATCTCGAACCGGAACGGGCGCCGAGCTACAAGGCAACAAGAACCCGTCTTTGGTGTTTTTCCAATAGACTTGGCTCGTCGCGTGCCCCGGAACGAACGCGCTAGTTAGGTGCTCGACTAGCCCCGGCCACTGCTCGAAATCGTTAACGATCCGCTTGCAGAGGTCGGCGGCCTTCTTTTCTTTGCCGGTCGCGTCGTCGGGAATGACGAAGTCGATCGGCAAGATTGCTACGGCTGACTCGCGCGTATAGCACGCGCTCTGTATGTGACCGTCGCGACCCCGCGATTCGTGGTAAAGGTCGACTAGCCGCGCCGGTTGCCCGGAGTCAGCCGCCGCAAGGATATTGCTAACGCCCTGCGGATCGAGCCCGCCGCCGATCCGCTGGAACTGCTCATGTAGCGGTTTCTCTCTGACGATCGGCGTCCGCGAAACTAGTTTTTGCGGCTTCGGCGAGAAGAC